CTCAAAATGGATTCCAGAGAAAGATCCTGTCAAATATGCTCGTGAAACAGAGAAAATCAAAGAACGATGGGGGTTGAGTGCTGATCCTAACGAAGCAAAATGGTATGAAACCCTTCTTGGACGTAAAACCCGGCTAAAAGTCGGACCTGCGGTTGAAGACACCTTCTATTGCAAAAGTTGTCATGGTGGGAACCCCTATTCCAACAATAAACGTGGTAAAAGCCTTCTAACAAGATGATGGAACTTGCACACATACGATCTCCGAAAAGAATCCGTTTCATTGAAGAGTATGTTACTCATGGGAATGCAATACGTGCCGCAAGAGAGGCAGGTTACGACAGAGGTGATCCTCTCAAACTGAAAAACCATGCAAAGACTCTCAAAAACAAACTGAAACTTGAAATTGAGGCATTATTCCGTGACCGAATGGAAACAGGAGGCCCAAAAGCCTACAATGTCATGGAGGATCTTCTGAATTCCGAATCTGACAGTGTTCGATACAATGCCGCAAAGGATTTGCTTGACAGAGCAGGGCATAAACCGATAGAAAGGATCGAACATACCCATGAACACCGATCTGTTCAGGAAATGGAAGCACATTTGGTTGCATTGGTTGGTTCAGATGGTGCAAAACTACTTATGGGATCTGTTAAAATCAAAAACAATGACTCACCACAGTTTTTGGAGAACTAATGGCTGAACGAATCTATACTTCGACAGGTAAAGTCGTAGAAGTGGGAGATGATGCTCCTAAAAAGAAACCACGTAAGAAACTGAAAACACCTGTTTATGATGATTCAGGCAAAAAGATTAAAACGATTGAATATACAGATAGTCTTACGGCAAAACAGTCACGTGCAAGAATCCAAAAACAGGCACTTCTCTCAGAAGAAGAAATAAAATCCAATTTACAAAAAAGAAAAGAAATTAAGGCAGGATTAAGAGATCCCGGATCTGTCAGAAAAACTCTGAATCCTGGTGATCCTGGATTCTTCCGAACTCCTCCATCTGCGAAATGGGATTTCAAGACATTTCCGACTAAACCACTAAAATCTTTTCATGGACCCAATGTCCTTGCTCCTTCAACTGATATCCACTTATATCAAGAAGGTCAATATGAGGCACGTGTAGCTAAAGATAAGGCATTAAAGACCCTATTAACGAGTCCTCAGATTGGAGATGCACGACCTCATTCTGATTGGGGAAGGTATTCATCACGGACTGTTGGAAATGTTGAACAAGGAGAATTTTTCCCAACAAGCCGCAATCTTGTAAATATAACCACAACTGATATTCAACGTGGTCCTCGTTCAAATATAGGCACTAATATATATCAAAAGAAAGATCCAAGAAGTGTTACTGTTGGAGACTCAAAAACGACTCTACCTAAAACACTGCCTATCGCTGATACATCCGGGAAACCTCAATTTCTTGGAAATCGAGAATTGTTACTACCTTCCAGTGTTACAATGCCGAAAGACCCCAAAGAAGTTGCAATGAGGGAATCTTTAAGCAAGCTAAGAGATGAAGGAGGTGTTAAAAAATCCACAAGAGGGTTTTCGCCAATAGCTGAATCTGAAGCAGGAACATTACGGCAATATCTTAAAACTCAGGTGTCACAACTTGCTAAAGCAAAGTCAGGAAAAGCGGTTGAAGGCAACTATGGAAGTCAGGCAATAAGGCATATAGAAAATCGTATAGTAAATTATATATCTAAAGGTAATCAATATGTAGATATACCTATAGAAGGCTTTAATAGAAAGATACGTGGTACTAAAATGGGGCATATGCTGGCTCAAGCCGCATTGAATGACCCTGATATCCAAAGTCAAATGAATCCTGCGGACAAGAAACTATTCGGAGAGTTCGGAGGAAAGGGTAAAGCAGGGTTTGCAGGTAAATCCTCTAAAGCATCATACATCTCTGAACATTGGGCTTCTCCCTTTGGGAGAGATCGAAGTCAGGTTGCCACAGAGGTCTATTCCTTAAATGAAGAAAAGGCTATTCCAGTTTCTTCTGGAAGTAGATTCAGACCTACTCTTAAAAAGCCGGAAGGTGCTTTTAATGCAAAAATAAATGCATTGAGTGGCGTAGAACTCAGTCCTAATCCAAGATTAATAGGAGAAGACCCCGGATCAAGACTACCACCTTCATTAGGACAAATGGTTATGAGAGGCCATTCTCCTCTGTCTGCTGAAGAATTCACTTTAGGCTACCAAATGCCAACTGAGGCTCCTTCACCAACAGGAGAAGTACATGGGTCTTTTTCAGGAGAAGGATCAACTTATGAGGCTCCTCCTCATCATACAGAGATTGAAGGGAAAATACTCCATACAGAACCAACTCAAACAAAATTATCTGGTCATTCTGGAGCACTTCAGTGGACTCCTCAGACATCTCTTATTGCTGGAGTCTCCAGATCCCAATTAAAACATTATTATCCCCAAGGTACTGTCCTTACAGTTGCATCTCCTACCAAAAAAGTACCGTTAGGAACAATGAGTCAAACAGGCCATTTTATTCCTGTTGGATTAAGAGGTGATATCAAGAAAAAAACTTTAGCACCTATGGAAATGCAATCGCCTGAATGGAAAACCATTATGCAGACTTCTGCAGGATCAGGTCTCTATGGACAAGACGTTCCAGAAGGCTACTTATATGATGACCCTCAAGCACGTGCAGTTCAGTCTGCAACTGGACCAGAAGTTGATGCTCCTCATAAAACAGGTATAGATATAGAAGAAAAAGGTATTAAGTTCTCAGGATTATCAACTCAAACAAAAAAAGGGCGAATTGCTGATCCTGCACGTACTGGAGTTGTAGACATGGAAGCAAAACAACTGATGGAGCTTGATGTCCTTGATTTGGATGCAGAAGAGACAAGATTAAGGAAACAACAGGAATTGAACCAGAAAATAATGCATGAAGGTAATAAAATTACAGGACAAACTGAAGAATCTTCCTCAGACTCAAGGAAAAAGAAATTAAACGAATTGAAGAAAAAAGGTGTAAAAATATCACATGGTGATAGACATCCTTCCAAATATATAGATGAAGGGAAAGCTCGCAGGGCTGAAATAAAACAATATTCTCCTGAACTGGAAAGAGAAGGTGTAAGAAGAGATTCTGCTGATCTTGAAGGGCAGGAAAGAGCTTGGGTTAGAGTTAAGGATAAGAAAGGAAAAGAAAGCTGGAAATACAGGAAGATAACAGATAAGAATTTCACAAAAACAGTAGAAATCGTTGATAAAAAAACAGGACAGAAAAAGCTGATAGAAAAAATCGACTATGAACGGCATGGGAGTTTCAAGAAAGTCTCACGAGCATTAAGACGGCAAAATGTGGAAATAGAACTAGCCAATGTGAAAGAAGGTAAACCTCCTGATCAAGGGAAAAAGACTTTCTATCAAGACCCTGAAGGTAAATTCCATGTCATGGATGTTCAGGAAGCATTTGAACGGAGACAAGGTACTTTTAAAAGACCAACTTCGCAAGTAACAGGATATAATAGGCAAGGTACTCTTGTTACTTCTACTGCACCTAAAGTTGAAGGTAATGTTGCAAGTACAAGTGCAGTTAAAGAAACAAAAACTAAAGCACAAAAGAAATGGGGTGTAGGTTCATTAAGAAGCAAACTAACCTTTGGAACAAACCTTTTTGTTCTTCCTGATGTGATACATGCACTAAGGGTTAAAAAAGATACAGAGAAAACAGGAAAAGAATTCAATATAGGTTCTTTTATTCCTCCTTATGCAAGAAAAATTGTTTATGGGAAACCAATCCCACGATCATGAGCAACACTAAGACTCTTGAAAAAGCATTAGTACTTGCGGAAGCAATACAAGAGAAAAAGGATACCAATAAGGTTCTGTATTACGAACCATATGAGTATCAGTTGAATTTCCATGCGGCACGTGATTCAGGTGGTAGATTGGCACGGCAACGTCTTCTCATGGCGGCAAACAAAGTAGGGAAAACTTTCTCTGGTGCAATGGAGTTGACAATGCATGCTCTTGGAGATGCTTATCCTTCTTGGTGGAAAGGTGCAAGATTCAAAAAACCAATTAAGGCATGGGCGGCAGGTAATACTACTAATAATGTTAGAGATATAGTACAAGCAGAACTATTAGGAGAACCCGGAGATGAAGAAGATTTTGGACATGGAACTATACCAAAAGATAGAATTGTGGGTTTTGAACGTGCTCCCGGAATCCCGAAAGCATATCAGTCGGTTCTTATCAAACACTCATCAGGAAAGAACTCAAAAATCTGGTTTAAATCCTATGAACAAGGACCACAAGCATGGATGGGTAAGGCGTTGGATGTTATTTGGTTGGATGAAGAACCTCCACAAGACATTTACTCGCAAGCACTCAGAGGAACCTTAAAAAGCGGTGGTCTTGTCTACATGACCTTTACTCCTGAATCAGGAATGACTCAGGTTGTGGCACAATTCATAAATGAACTTAAACCTCATCAGGCGTTATTTAATGCAACATGGGATGATGCTCCTCACTTATCCCCTCAAATCCGTGGAGAGATTCTGGCGGCATTGCCTCCGCATGAAAGAGACATGCGTTCAAAGGGTATGCCTGTCTTGGGATCTGGTCTGGTATTCCCGATTCCAGAGGATCAAATCAAGGTTAAAGCCTTCCAAATACCTGAATACTTCCAACGTATCTGTGCTATCGACTTTGGTTGGACTCATCCTACTGCTTGTGTGTGGCTTGCTCATGATACTGAAAATGGTAAGTTCTACTTGTATGATATATATAAACAATCTGCTGAAACACCTGTGGTCCATGCTCATGCAATTAAAGCAAGAGGTGAATGGATTCCATGTGCATGGCCTCATGATGGAGAACAACATGACAAAGGGTCAGGGAAATCACTCGCAGAACAATATAGGAAACTTGGGATCAACATGTTGGGAAGGCATTTTGAAAATCCAGATGGTGGTATGGCAGTGGAACCGGGGATTATGGAAATCCTTCAAAAGATGCAGTCAGGTAGTTTCAAAGTTTTTGAACACTTGACAGACTGGTTTAGTGAGTACAGGATGTACCACAGAAAAGAAGGTAAAATTGTAAAAGAAAGAGATGATTTAATGAGTGCTACACGTTATGCTCTTATGTCTGCACGATTTGGTAAATCCATCTTCATGAATATGGGTAGACCTAAAATTGCAATAGGTGCGGCAGACAAGGAATATCCCTATTTCCAAGAATGGACAGATAGGAGTCATTATGGCTTACGCTAAAGGTTCTCTCTTAACACGTAGACATAAAAAACGATCCTATTATGGGAGTGTTGCTGATGTTAGAAAAAGCCAACAAGCATATGGACAAGCATCCAGCATCTATCAGGATCTTGAGAGACAAGGCCAATCTCTAGACAGAGAAAAAGGTATGTTAATGGGAGCAATGGAAGATTATAGAGGTCGTGGCAAT